GCTCCTCTGTTTCGGCGTCGTCCTCGAGCTCGTCGGCCGGGCTGTCCTCGGCTTCGACCACCGGCTGCTCGGCCACCGGCTCCGGTGCAGGCGGCTCCTCGCCGGCCTTGTCCAGCGTGGTCATGTTGAGTTGGATGAAGTGCTTGTCACCCTCGACGCCGAGCGGGTTGAGGTTCTCCATCTCACGCACTTCGTTGATGCTCATCCAGCCGTTCTGGATCGCCGAGACGTAGTAGGCCGAGCGGCTCGCGTGGTCGCCACGCAGCAGGCCGCTGACGTTGTGCTCGGCGAAGTACGTGGCGTCGTCGTCGATCAAGTCACGGGCGATGGCCGCTTCCCAACGCTTGAGGTGCGGCAGCAGGCAGTGCTGCACGAACTCGGTGCCCTGCACCTCAATGTTGGAGTACGTGCTGCGGGTGAGATCCTGAATCATGTGCGGCGGCACACGAAACGCCCGGCAGATCTCAATGACTTGGTATTGGCGTGTCTCAAGGAACTGGGCCGCCTCGTTGCTCTGCGAGAGCTCGTGGGCCTTCACACCGTTGGGCAGCACAGCCGTCCGGTGGGCACGATCCGGCCCACGGTGCATCCGCTCCCACTGTTCACGCAGACGCTCGGCCGCCTCAATCGGGATCGGGTTGTCGGACTCCAGCACGATGCCGGGCCGGGCACCGTTGCCGAAGTAGGTGGCCCCGTGGGCCTCCAACGCCTGGGCCAGGCCGATGGCGTTCTGAAACAGCCGGTACGTCGGAATCGGGTGAATGCCGTCGCTCGTCGTGTACCGCAGGGCGAAGATCTGCTCTTGGCGGTACACCGTCTGCCGGCCATCCGGCTCACGGTAGAGGTAGCGAATCTGGCCGTTCTCTAGCCGCTCCTCCTCCATGCGTGACGAGTGCAGCGGCCAGAGCTCGCCGACCGTGCCACGGGGGCCGGGCCGCTTCTCGGCGTAGCTCGCCCCGTAGTGCAGGTAGAGCCCGGTCATCCAATCCCGAAACTCCTGAGCCGTCTGCCACGGATTCGGTTGCGTGTGCAGCAGTCGGTACAGCGGATGCTCGGGCACCTTACGCTTGCCACCCGTGGCCACCCGCTCGTACAGATGCAGCGGCAGAGACGACACCGAGTCCGAAATGACACGGATGCACGCCGTGTAGGCCGAGCAGGCCATCGACGTGTCGGCGTTCACCCGGATGCCCGAAGACGTGCGGCCACCGCCCATCTCGCCCCAGTCGATGCCACGGAGCTCGTGCATCCGGTAGTCGTTGGTGGCTGTCTCGCTCATAGCGTGATGATGTCCCAGGTGCCTGCCGTAGAGGCCGACGTTGCGTAGACGCCAGCCGCCATAGTCAGTGCCACGATGCCGTCAATCCGCTCGTGACTTCGTTGCTTGCTCGGCTTGATGTTCTGCCCGTCTGTCTGAATCGCCACGTTTCCGGCCTGCCACGTCAGCACCTCGTGCCCGCCGTGCAGGAGTTTTCCACCGACGATCCACGCCTCAATCTGCTTGGCTGGCGCAGACATGGAGCCGTAGCCCTGTCCGAAACCTACAACGGGCAACCCGTCCTCTTGCAGCAATTGCGTGAGATGAGTCGAGTTCCAGCGATCCACAGCTATCTGCCGAAACCCGTACTTCTTGGCTAGGTCGTTGATGTCGGCACGCACCTGCGAGTAGTCCGTGACGTTGCCCTGTGTGACGTGAAGCAGGCCCTTCCGCTGCCACACGTCATACGGCACCTTGTCCCTACGGACTCGCTGGTGCAGGTTCTCTTCAGGAATCCAGAAGTGCGGCTCCACCCAAAAGGTGCCGTCGTCCAACGGGAACAGAATCACGAACGCCGTCGTGTCGAACGTCGTGGCTAGGTCGAGCCCGGCAAAGCAGTCACGGCCGGCAAGTGGCACCGCGCACGGCGTGTTGCCCTGTGCCCAGTGATCCATGCGAAGCCAGCGTGTGTCCTGCTCCGTCCACTGGTTCAAGTACAGCTGGCGGAACGTGTTCTCATACGTGGGCATTTCCATGGCCCGCTGGCACTCGCTCCGCAGAAAGTCGAGCTTGATCGAAACACCGAGATTCGGATTGGCGACAGCCCACGTTCTCTCGTCCTTCCAATCGGCCGCAGGATCCGCACAGTAGATCGCCGGCAGGAAGGTCTCGTCCTTGATCGCCCCGGTGCGGACAGCCTCGGCGTACTTCCACACCTCCCAACAGACAGACTTCTTGTCATGGCCCGCCGTCGTCAACGCCACCGTGAGCGGGTTGCGTCTGGCCCCCTGGCTCGACAGCATTACTTCCCACATTTCCCGGTTGCTGACGTGGAGCTCGTCAAAAATCACGGCGTGAGCCGAAAGCCCGTGCTGGATTCCAGCCTCGGCAGAAAGTGCCTTGTAGGTGGCGTGCGTGGACTCCCGCACGATGGCGTTGCGGTACACCTTGAGATGCTGCCGCAGCACAGGCGACTGCTCCACGGCGATGCGTGCGGTGTCGAACACCAGCCGAGCCTGATCCCGTGAAGCCGCACACGAATACACTTCGGCCCCCGGCTCGTCCTCGAGCATGCACCTGAGTGCGATGCCAGCCGCCAGCGTGCTCTTTCCGTTCTTGCGGGGCAGGGCCAACAGCGACGTGCGTACCTTTCGCCGGCCGGCGTCCTCGGCGAACAACGCCCGCAGGTAGTCACGCTGCCACGGCTGGAGCAGGAACGGCTTGCCACCGAGCTCGCCCTTGGCGTGCGTCAGGTGCTTCTCAAAGAACCGCACCGCTAGGCACGAGGGGCACTTATTGCACGGCTTCTCAGCCGAACATGAGGCGGTCTTCGTCGTCGTTGGACGCTGCTTGCTCAACGGCAGAGACTCTCGCCAAAGCGGACGCCGTGAGGCCAAACTGCTCGGCGAACCGCAGCATGTGCAGGCGGGCGTCCTTCTTCCGATACCAGGCCGGGTGATTCATCACCCTACCCTTGTCGTCCATGAACGTGGCCCCTTGCTGCTTCAGTTCCGCTTCGGCCTTCACCATGTCGGCCAGGGCGTCGCAGTAGGCGGCCAGCGTGTGCTGGTGCCGCATGCTCATCACCTTGGACGCCTCAAGCATCGGCACGATACGTTGCCACTCAGCCTGGCCGATCTCGCACAGGTAGTTAGGCGGCTCAGGAATGCCCGCCGGTGCCTCAATGCCGCTCTTATGCGGGCCTCTAACGCGAGAGCCCCGGAGCTTAAGAATCGGCTTAGGCGTCGGCTTTCGTCCCTTACCCATCACGCTATCCGCAGGAACGCTGGAAACCGTGGCACGCCGGCGTCTGTCATCTGCTGGAACTTGAACGTAAACACGGTGCCAACCCGTGGCGGCTTACGCCGCAGCGAGTCCGTCAGCCCTGACGATACACGGAACACCGTGCCATCTTGCATCCGTGCCACCAGAGCACCAACGCTGGAGCGGTTGCGGCCCGTGCCCGGCTCGTACCCGATCACCGTGGCCTCAGCGTCCAAGAACGTCTTGACCTTCAGAAGCGAGGCCGACCGCTTCGGCTGGTACGCACTACCCGGCTCGCGGAGCATCACGCCTTCGCCGCCTGCCCGCACGATCTTGGACAGCACGGCAGCGAGCTCGTCACGGCCGCCGCACCGCTGCTGCTCGAGCACGAACGCAGGGCCGGTGCTTCCGGTCAGCACGTCACGCAGCAGCTGCTGCCGCTCCTCGAAACCGCCAGCCGCGGCCGGGGCGTCGAACACGGCGTACCGAATCGGCCGCCACGACTCAGCATCAATCCGGCGGTACGCACCGACGACGCTCTGGAACGTGCCACGCCCGGCCCACAGTTCCCCGTCGAGGCTGACGCCACGCGGCAGCGACGACACGAACGACGCCGGGGCGTTGATCTCGTTGCCCGCCCTCGTCGCCAGCGTGTAGCCGTCCCACACCGCACGCACGCCGTCGAGCTTCTCGCTCATCCACCAGCCGGCCGGGTCGCTGCCTGACCAGTTCTTCGCAAGCATCACCGACATGGCACGCACCTCCAGAGATGCTGAAACATACGCTCATCATCGGCCCATTTTCAACTGGGCACCGCATGCGTTTCGTGCCTGAAAAACAGGCTCCAAACTGCTGCGACAACACGCAATGCAGACACCTCGTCACGCCTCGCAGGCGAGCGGCTCACGCCAGCATTTCGGAAGCGGCGTCGACACACGCACATGCGGCCGAGAGCCGCCAGGCGGAACGCCACGCACTAGGGGACACCATTTTCGGCCACGCATGCGATCCGAAACGGTGGTTTTCCTCAGACGCTGCCGGTATGGCAGCAGGCACCCTCCCAGGCTTCACCAGTTCGCATTAGCGGGCGTCGCGGTGTGTCTTGCGTGTGTGGCATCCATGACACAGACACTGGCCTGCAGCAACGTCGTAGCGGCTCCTACCATCCATGCACCGATCCGTACCTTCCATCACTGGGGATGCGTGGTCAGCGTGGGCTTGCCCCTTTTGTGAGCAGACCACGCCACAGGCTTGGCATTGCCACGCATCCCGGGTGAGCACGGCCTGCCGCCACAGTCGATGACGCTTTGAGCAATAGCCACGGGCTGCCGCGTTGGGCCTGGTGCTCTCGTCTCGCTGTGGGCGTGACGCACGCAGACGCAGCGGCCTGTGGCATGGGATGCGTTGGGGCATTAGCTCTTCAGGCTGACGATGCCGAGAGTGCCTGTGCTGTTCGTGGTGGCCGAGACGATCTTGAGAAACGACACGGCGAAGACCGCATCAGGCAGGGCGTAGATCCTGCCGTCCGTGCTCGAGGGGGCGAGCGTGATGTCGGCGGCCGAGCCGTCTGCCCCGTACATGCGGCGGAACGCACCATCCACACTGGTGCCGCCCCAAGTCTGAAGCGTGGTGGCGTTGGTGGTCATGGTGCCAAGCGACACCACACCGCCAGCCATATCGTCCAGCCTGAGCGTGGTGGCCAGGGTGGTCGTGCTGTGCAGCACGATGCTCACGTCACGCTCGTACCGCTTGATCTTCACATGGGACATGGTCTATCTCCGTGGCTCGGGTCTGGCCCGCATCGTGGCCTGAGTCTCAGGGTATGGCTCTGTGCCGTACGTCTTGCAGTTAGGCTGGCTGTTGCTGCAACGCGGCCCTGTACTCAGCCTCGGTGATCTCGGTCACGGACCCACTCTGCAGCAGCACAGGAAGCATTTCTGAAGGCAAGATGAACTGGCAGTATTCAGACGATATGTCCAAATAGACCATTCCCTCAGAATCCATTGGCAGGCGGTCCCCAGGCGTTACTGCCGTGATGGTGAGCGTAACGCTGTTGGGATAACCCCACGCTTCATCAAGAACACGCCTGACGTGCTCGTACACGTCGAGCGGCGCCACGAAATACCGAATCATGGGGTCGCCCATTTGGATTTTAGATACTTCTGCACCGCCACCCTTGTTGCCGAGGAGTGAACGCCGGAATAGATCAGCACCTCGCCAACGCTGCCTTGGAATGCAATGCCAGAAGTTCCTTCAAGGCAGTTGCCAAGCACAAAGTTTTGCCCGCTGTTGCCAGTGGATGGCGATGCGCCAGAAACGCTTCCATCAAAAGTGGAAGACACCTGCGTGCCGTCGCGGAACGGGATGACGCGGCTTGTGGTGGTGGCGTTGGCAGGGTCAAAAACGGCAGACACAGCAACCCACGAGCCCATAGCAGAGAAGAAGGAGCCGAACTGCATAAAGGCTACGTTTTGCGACCCGTTCGTTACGTTTGCTTGAAGCCGTCTGGCTCCTGCGGAGTCGTTGACGCAAAGATTGAATCCGACAACTGATGTCGCCGAAGAGTTATTTCCTAAAAGAAACGCATTAGAGGCAGTGCTCGTTGGATTGATGACCGCGTAGATGGTCGCCCCTGTGGCCTGGTGGACGAACGCAAACGCCGCAGTGCTTGAGGCAACTGCCATGAACCGCGTGCCATCGAACGAGGCTGCGGCGCGTCCATTGATCGCTGATGCAACGTAGGTCGGCTGAGACCCGCCAGTTGCCTGCAAGAGAGTGCGGCTGTTTCCAGACAAGTCCTGTATGGCACTAATCGTAGTGGAGTTGAGCGTCACGCTGGTCGAAACGTCCCACCAGGCGGCAAGACCGCTGATGCTCCTTGGGTTCAATCCGCCCGCACGGGGCCGCAGCGTTCGTGGGCTCATCGGGCTCATGGGTTGTCTCGCATGTGCTTCATTTCGTACAGCAGCTTGGTCTGCTCGGTGACTGCCTTGCTGATCTCGCTCTGCGTCTCGCTCAGGCTACGAACGAACACGCGATGCTCTTCGACCAGCGGGATCAGCACGTCGTTACGAAGAACCCAGCCAGCCGCCAGAGCGACGACGACCGAGAATCCGTAGTCACGCAGGGCCGTGTAGAGCGTGTCCTTGGTCGCATCGGTCACGACAGGGCCTCCAGCATCTCGACGCGGTTCTCCAGCCAGCGGCGAATCAGGATCTTCACGATCTCGGAGATGATGGCCGCCAGGATGATGCTGGCGATGAACCCCATGCCGTACTCGGCACGCTCTTGCCGCTCGATGCTCTTGGCCAGGTGCTGGCCCACCACGGCGGTCTGCTGCGGATCGCACTGGTACAGCACGGGCACGGGCCACTTGCGGATGGCACGTCCGATGAGCCGCTCGCCCCGCTTGCGGCCGATCAGGTACCGCTTGGCGGGGAGCTCGCCCCACACGGCGTCGATGAGTTCTTGTCGGGTCATTTGGGGCAGTCCTTGCACACGCTCGTGGGCTTCTTGCCGGTGCCGTCGCACACGCTGCACTTGATGACGATGCGGCCGTCTCCAACTTTTCCGGTCCCATTGCAGTTTTCGCACTCGCCCGCATCAGGCGTCGGCGTCGGCCGGATTTCTTGCCGCATCTGAATCGCCATGCGTGCCGCTTCGCACGCGAGATCCGCAGACACGCCCTGGTCGTCGGGGATGCTGAGCACGCACCCGACGAACACGATCACGAATGGCAGCATCCACCTCATCACAGCACCCCGTCTAGCCAGTCCTCTGGCATGAGCGACGGCCGGAAGCCGTTGAACCCGGCCACGGCGTACGAGTCTCCGCCGGCACACATCGAGTCGATAACGGACGCATCCACCCAGCCCGATGTCCGCTGGAACGCTGGCGGTGCCTTGTCGTCCACCGGGCCGTCGTAACAATCGGCCCATGAGTTCGGCACACGCAGTGCGGGCCGATCCCACCGCAGATCGCAGGCCATCATGCAATGAGCCCACGTCCCCATGGGCGTGAGCCAGCCCCCGCCGTACTTGGCATCTCGCTTGAACGTCATCGAGAAGCCACGCATCGAGCACAAGTACACCGGGTAGCCGTTGCTGATGGCCTTGGCACAGTCCTCGAAGTTCCGTACCAGCGTGACCTCGGCCACCTTGTGCTGGGCCGCATGGGGCTCGAGGTTGCTCGGCAGCCCGTCCCGGCCGAGCGTCCGCTCTTCAGTGCCGCTCAGCTGGCGGTCCCACCGCTTGCCGCCGTAGTCCTGGCCGTAGTGCAGCGTCCCGAAGTCTCTGATGGCCTTGGCCGCATGAAAGCCCGTGCTGCCGTCGCCACCACCGTTGCGGGACAGCCCACGGGCCTCGACACGAGACAGCCCATAGACCACGCCTTCGATGCACCGCCCGCCCCACGCTTCAGGCTCACGCCGCAGCCAGATGTCGCAGGCCGCCAAGATGTCCACGGCCATCGCCGTGCCCCAGCCGACGCACGAGCCGATGGGCTGCGATCCACGCTTCCACGCCGGCATGCTCTTCAGCAGCAACTGCGAGAGCGACACATCGTGCTTGGCTGTCTGCAACTCGGCCCCGGCCTCGGCCATCGTCGGGCGGGGCAGAGACGCAACGAACGCCTGGGCACCTGTCGGGTCGGGCGTGTAGCCAAAGAGGGGCACGAAGGCCATCGGTCAGCCCCCGTTCATGCCGGCCCAGGCGACTGCCTCGGCGAAGTCCTTGAACCGCTGCCGCATGGACGCATCTACCGGCACCACGTCTCGGCCGATGGCGGCGTTGTACGCCTCCTCGACGGCGTCCCTCAGGCCGGGGATCTCGCCGGGCTGATGCCGCCCAATGCGACGCCAGGCGATGTCCAGGGCCAGCGCGGTGAACGCACGCAGCGAGCGGGTATCCGTGAACGCCACTTCGGTCGTCACGGCGTCGCCGGCCACGACGACGCCAGCCTTCGTCCAGGTCTGTGCCCACAGGGCACGGTCGGCCGGGTTGAGGGCTGCCAGGGACTTAGCCACGGGCGTCACGAGTCGCTGCATCTCATCACTCGGCGTCGAGACAGGATAGGACGGCACGGCCGGCGTGCTCGGCAGGCTGGGCATCGGCACCTTGCCCCACGCCGCGGCAATCAGGAGGGCGGCGGCTGCGAACCGGCCGAGGGCTGGCCCGTTGGACTTGGCGGCTTCGGTGGCCTTAGCGACGTACCCAGCGATCTGCTGCCGGTACGGCGCAGCGAGGAGAGCAGCTGCCGCCACCACGGCGGCGGTGCGTACGAGTGACTCATGGCTCACCGGACGGCCTCCACCTGGCTCATCACCCAACGCACGAGATCCTCGCCCGCAGGCGTCTTGAGCACGGCGGCCAGCTTGCTCACCAGCTGGTCGTCCACCTTGGCGTGCGTCTGTGCGGCCAGCCACTCAACGGCGTCGGCCACGATCAGCGAACGGCGGTACGGGTCAGACTCGGCCACGAACCGCTGGCCGTAGCCGATGAGCGGGGCCCATCGCTGCAGCAGCATGAGCGACTGCCACAGGTTCAGGCCGTTACCGTACTGCTCGAGCTCTTGGGGCGTGGCACCGTAGTCGGGCATGGCTAGTCCTCCTCATCGGATTCTGCCTCCCCGCCGGCGTCCTCTTGCAGTGGCGTCACGTTGATCGTCTCGTTCAGCCAGTCGTACGCTGCGTCGTAGGAGTCCTTCGCCTCCTCAAAGGCGTCCTTGCGGTCCAGGCGAAACGGCTGCTTGAAAACCTCTT